TTACAAAAGGGGGGCGCACAGATTTCCCGTAACTGTTTGATTAAATAAATGTTGAGTCAGTTTCCTGTAATAAATGCTCAAACGTTTCTTCGCAAACGAAGGGGATACCTTAAATAACCAAGCTATATTTTCAATTGCATGTGATTGTATGTACGAAAGATTAATATTACGCAACATGAAAGTTGGAATGCAAAAGTGATATGTAAAATAATTCGACTGCCACTCCAAATAATCAGTCCAAGTTGCAGGCATTGTTTTTTTATCGCCTTCATGTCTATATATATGGCAAAATTCATGAGCAAAATCATACCATTGATCAACTCGGCTTTTTCGGCTGTCCAAGCATATGTTATAAATTCCGCTGTGTTTAAGTGCGAAGCTTGTAACAGGTTTAAACGAAAGCCTGATATCTAATGACTCAGCAATCCGTTCAAAATTAATTTGTTCAGGTTCTGTAATATCAATCTTCCTGTATAAGTTTTCAATCCAATCCTCTAAATGACTGTTTGTATACCTCAAGATGAAAAACCTCCTTAAAGACGACAATCTAAAAATTGGATTCGTTAAATATTATAGGGAAGGTACAACTTTTTTCATAGGAAAAACGTCCAAAAGATGCCGGGGTATCCAAATAAAATGGATTGTTAAACGGAGTTTCTTGGTTGGAGGGAGTTAATATCAATAAAAAATTATTAAAAAGGTTAACAATTGTACCAATTCTATTCATTTGTTATGTTTTATTTTTAAATCCTGAAGTTATACTTGAAGAGCAATGTCCTAATAAGCCTTATAGTTTAACAATCGTAAAGCACGGGACAGGTATATTTGATAAGAAAATTGTTCTAATATATTACAAGATCAACGGAAAAACAGTAGCTGTTGGGGATTTGGTGTTTTTTGAGAATTTCGGCAGAGATATAGATGTTACTTGGGATACGAATACTGATGATGGAACTTGGTGGATAGATAAAAACGTACATTTAACCATGACCTATGCTAAAAATGTTAAGGGGGATTTAGACAAGAAATATATTGATTTTGATTATGGTACTGTCCAATAATGATGAATCAGTTTATTTAAAACAGGAATATACAATAAAAGAACCGCCAGTCGCGGTTCTTTTGTGTTCAGATTTAAACAGATTTAGGAGCAGTTTTTCCTTTCCTTACAATTACCATGATTCCAGGAATGATCATAAGTATTGCTGGTATTAAGTAGAACCAATCAATACATATAAGTCCTCCAATCCCTGAGACAAAAAGTAGAACACTGCTCAACTTTGGTTTGAATAAGACAACAATTGAAGCGGTAAACCCAATACATGAAAAGATCAAAGACCCCCATGCTCCAACAAGAAGGTCGCTTGTCATATCAAAGTATCTGATCAAATGAAAAAATAAATCTAAATAGGCGATACCTAAAGCTAGAATAGATGCTACAACACCTAATATGCTCCCTATCAAACTTAAAACAAACTCAATAGTTCTCTTCACAATAAACGCTCCTTATGAATCAGGCCACTTCATTTTTATATATGAGAATATAAAAGAAACATAAATGAAAATATAAATGAGAAAAACAACAAAAACCCTTGCCATGTAAGGGTTTGTAATGGATTCAAAAATCACTTTATAAATGAGGGTATGAATGAGATATAAATGAGAATCTAAATCTTATTAGTAAACAGAATTAAACATAATAAACAGAAATAAATAATAATAAAACTGACTGCGTTTATTTATCTGATTTCCGTCTTTCTTTTAATTGCTCCGTTATAATCTCCAAAGCAGCCTGTAAGATTTCATCAGTTATTTCTCCGTCTTTTGCTGCAAGGAACGTTTCAGGATCGTTTAACACTTTTTTTGCTCCATCCTGAAATTCTTTTTCATTGCTTTCTCCTTTAAGAAGATAATCCAAAGAAACATCAAGTATGTTTGAAATATTAATTAAGGTTTTATAGTCAGGCTCACGACTACCTAGTTCATAGGCGGTGTAGGCAGGCCGAGTGATTCCAAGTTTATCAGCCATATTTTGTTGGGTTAGTTTCTTTTGTTTTCTGCACTTTTTCAAGTTTTCGGAGAACATTTTAATCACCTGACTTTTATTTTTATTCTATCTCATTGTAACGTAACAAAGAGTTACATATAAGTTTTGGTAACAAAACGATACTTTTTTTATAAAAACGTGTTGACAATGTAACGAATCGATACTATTATCTAAGTAACGAAACGTTACATTCTCTGATTGAGGGGGTGAAACCTGATGAGAAAATGGCTTAAGAAAAACCGCTTAGAAAAAGGGTTTACTCAAGAAGAAGTTGCCAAAGCTGCACAGATTGGTAGAGCATACTACACCATGATAGAAAATGGTACTAGGAAGCCTAGTGTTATTGTCTCAAAAAAAATAGGAGAGAAATTAGGATTTGATTGGACTATTTTTTTTGATGATGTATGTAACGAAACGAAACATAATTCTAAGGATTCAGCATGATTGGAATTTACAAAGGAGGCCTTTTAATTATGAAAGTCATCTTGAAAAAAGGACCACTGTTTGAACAGGCAGAGGCCAAAGCTTACAAATACCTCAGTGGCATACTTGTTCAGCGAATGAATGAGCATCAAGAGAAGCTTGCACAACAAAAGAAAAAGGAATCAGCTTAAGTCATATTACAGCATGGTCTATTAACTTCAATTTTAAAACTAAAAACCTAATATATCAGGAGGCAAACATATGGAGAACAACCCATACAACATGCGGAATTTACCGCAGATTATGCGTAGTGCACGAAAGGCTGCAGGTCTTTCCCAATACCAAATCGGCAAGTTAATCGGAGGTAAGGATCAAAGGTATGTTTCAGATGTTGAAAATGGACTTGCCAAGCTTACTCCGGAGTTATGTATTAAATGGTTTGAGAAGTGCGATGCCTATGAACATATTGATCTTGTCCATTACTTATTTAAACTCCATCCAACGGCGGCTGCTCCTATTGATCCGGCACTTAATGAATGTGCAAGTAATGCGGTGATTAATATGGTTCACCAATTGGAGGAAGCACTGCAAGCAACTAAACATTTAGCCCGTTGGCTTATGGATAACCGACCAGGTAAAACAGAGGAGCTGCCAATGGCCGATATTAAGCAGATTTTTGATTTGATTGCGGCTAACAAAACATTGATTTATTCACTTGTTCGTACTCACGGGTTGAAAATGCAGGAGCTTGCAGATAGGTGGACACGGAAAGCTTTAGTTGATCAAGTTGCTATGGCAAAACAAGAAGGAAGGCAGGCGGTTTCAGTATGAATACTAATCATTTCTTGAAGGCAGATGTTCCTATTGCAAAAAGAAAAATTGAATCAGCAGAAGAGCTCTCAATCATGCTGTCAGAGGCATTACGTGATGGTGATTATGAAGAAGCGATTAGTCTTGCTGGAAGCATCAAGGTTCTTACTGAGGATATTAGCCGGCTTGCAAACAAAGGACGACTTTATGAAACGGCATTGAAAATGCAACAGCAAGGTATCAACTTAACCGTAGTGAGCAGGTGTATAGGATGATGGTTCATTTTGTTCATAAACCGGCAACTGCTTTGGAAGTTCGTAAATGGTGTGCGATGATTCGTAACAATAGTGAATTCCATCTGTTATGGGATAGACGTGCAGACAAATTCAGAAAGGAGAATAAGAATGGTCGAAAATCCAATGGTCATAAACAACTGGCACGATAAGCTTACTGAAACGGATGTGCAAATAGATTTTTACGGTGATGAAGTAACACCAGTTGATGATTATGTAATTGATGGCGGCGAAATCATTCTGAGAGAGAACTTGGAAAGATATCTAAGGGAGCAACTTGGTTTTGAATTTAGAAATGCGCAATAAAAAAGCCCACTCGGACAAAGTGGACTTCTTTAAAGGCTATCTATAAAAACTCATGTGCTTAATATTTTATCAGATAGCCTCAATAAAAACAATGGGGGTTAGGATATGACAAGCAAAAGGGCTGAGGTTCTTGCTAAGACTTCTGAAATGAGCCGCGATGAATGGCTTATTGAAAGGAGAAAAGGAATTGGCGGCTCAGATGCATCCGTTATCTTGGGGCTGAACAAGTGGAAGACACCTTTTGAATTATGGTTAGACAAAACAGGACAGGTCCCTGTTAGTGAATCGCAAAGTGAAGCTGCTTACTTTGGATCATTGCTCGAAGACATTGTTGCAAAAGAATTTGAGATTCGTAGTGGCAAGAAGGTTAGACGTAAAAAAGCAATACTTAGACATCCAGAACATGATTTCATTTTGGCTAATGTAGACCGAATGATCGTTGGTGAAAAAGCGATCCTTGAATGTAAAACAACCTCTGCCTACAACTTAAAAGAATGGGAAGACGAAGAAATCCCCGAAAGCTATATCGTTCAGGTTCAGCATTATTTGGGTGTGCTTGGACCTGAATATCAGAAAGCCTACTTTGCTGTGCTGATCGGCGGGAATAAATTTGTCTGGAAAGAGATTGAGAGAGACGACGAGTTAATTGACTTGATCTTTGAAGCAGAGATTGAGTTCTGGAATGACAAAGTCTTAGGCGGACAAGCTCCTGCTTTAGATGGTTCAAGTGCTGCGGAGGAATACCTCAAAAAACGATATACCGAAACGGAAAATAACAAAGCTATTGATTTAACTGCGGCTAATCGAGAACGTATTCAACAATACTTGCTTCTTAAAGAACAGATCTCGGAACTTCAAAGTCAGGCAAAAGAATTAGAAAACCAGATCAAACATGAAATGAAGGATGCAGAGTATGGGGTTATTGGAAACTATCAAGCTTGTTGGAAGCCTGTTGTCTCAAATCGAGTTGACACGAAAAAGCTGAAAGAGCAGTTCCCGGATATTTACGAGAAGGTCAAAAAGGAAACTCATTTCAGACGTTTTGGAATCAAGGAGGTTAGCTGATTATGGCTACTAATCAATCAATTAAAAATAACATCCAAAAGAAACAAAAAAGCGCTCCTGTTCAGCAACAAGGGGCAACCATGAAAGGCTTGCTTTCCTCACCATCCGTTATTAAGCGATTCGAGGAAGTATTAGGGAAGAGGGCTACACAGTTCACTGCCTCTATCTTAAGCCTTTATAATAGCGAGCAGATGTTACAAAAAACAGATCCTATGAGCGTCATTTCATCTGCGATGGTGGCAGCTACACTCGATCTGCCTATAGATAAAAACTTAGGATATGCCTGGATTGTTCCTTATGGAGGAAAGGCACAATTCCAGCTTGGATACAAAGGATATATACAGCTTGCCTTGCGAACAGGCCAATATAAGTCCATCAATTGCATACCGATTCATGAAGGCGAATTGCAGATGTGGAATCCATTGACTGAAGAAATCGATATTGATTTTGAGAAACGAGAATCAGACGTGGTAATTGGTTATGCAGCTTATTTTGAGTTGATAAATGGCTTCCGAAAAACAGTGTACTGGACAAAGGCACAAGTGGAGAAACACAAAAAGAAATTCAGTAAGTCTGATTTTGGATGGAAAAATGATTGGGATGCGATGGCTCTTAAGACTGTATTAAAAGCAGTTTTGAGTAAGTGGGGGATTCTCTCTGTGGAAATGCAAAAAGCCGTTATTGAAGAAGATGAAACAAGGGAACGGATTGACATTACCAATGAGGCAGACAGTTCAGAAATTATCGATTCCGAGCCTTCAAACAAAGACGAAACGGAAAAACCAAGCGCACAAGAAGCCGATCCTTTTGACGGCAAGCCTGTAGACATAAAAGAAGATGAACTTCCGTTCGATTGAGGTCGGCAACTGTGACATAACTGCACTCTGTGAAAGGAAGTAGGTGAGTGACTTGGACATAAAAGCAATGGGGTATGTGGTCATACCCCGATTACCATTCAAAGAGTTTAGGGATGAAAAAATTTATGATCACTTGTTCAAAAGAGCTGAATACAGGCCAAATCAAGAGCTAGAACTTGGGCAGACCATTATCAAAGTTGTGGAACTTGCAAAAGATTTTAACTGGTCAGCTTCACAGATCAAATACTCACTAGACCGAATGGAGAATCAGGGATATATCAAATTGGACCGTCTTCCACAAAAAAGAGGGTTCATCGTCACCATACTTCATTATGCAGACTACATACAGCTAGGAAACTATATGAAGAAAAAAGCTTTGGAACCAGCTGAGATTGAACATCAGGAGGTCGAGGACAAAATGAAAAATGCCTTTGAGCTATATGAAAATAAAGTTGCTCGGTCAGTCGGCCCGATGGAGGCACAGCGAATTGGATACATGGTCGACGATTATGGTGAAGAAAAAGTGATGGAGGCTATCAAGACAGCGTTTCAATTAAAGGGGAAAGCTGCAAGTTTGTCATATGTTCAAGCCATCTTATCAAATCCATTCACTCAAAAGAGAAAGGAGAAACAATATGGCTATAAACAAAGCAGTCAGTATAGACACCGCATTTCAAACGATCATGCAGGAACTTCGGGAAAAGTCAGCCCGCTTTTTGGGAACAAAACAGGCCGCATCCGAAGAAAAGGCTGAATTTGATTGTCCTTATTGTAAGGATCGTGGAATTGTCGTTTATCGGGTTCATAAGGACACTCCTTGGCATTTGGATGAACAGTTAGATCTTATGGTTCCAGACGATATGGTATCGGAAGATGATTTTCTTTTGGGGAAGGTTTGCACGCCGGATAAAGCTAGTGAATGGAAAGATAATTATTCAAAACAGTGTGAATGTGTGAGACGAAAGAAAATTGCCAGACTCATGGCAGCTAGTGGCATTACAGAAGAATTTGAAAAGCTTCTCTTTGGTAACTTCATTACGGACGGTAAGCCAGATATGATCAAGGACGCTTATGAGTGTGCAGTGGAATACTATAAAGATTTTCAAAAGATCAAAGGAGAAAGGCAAAACAGTATCGCATTACTTGGACAGCCAGGCAGTGGCAAAACTCATTTGCTCACGGCGATTATGAATAATCTGATCAAGAAAAAATCAGTACACTGCATGTATTTCCCTTACGTAGAGGGCATGGGTGATTTAAAAGCTAACTTTGATAACTTAGTAGCGAAACTCGATGTCATGAGAAAGGTCGAAGTTCTATTCATTGATGACTTATTCAAACCAATAAACGGTCAACCAAGGGCAACCGATTGGCAGGTTGAACAAATCCAGTCAGTTTTAAATTATCGATATTTGAATCACAAGCCTTTGCTGATTTCTTCGGAGTTAACAATCGATGAGATTTTGGATATAGACGAGGCTCTTGGTTCACGAATTCACCAGATGTGCCGTGATTACATAGTGATTATTAAAGGCGATCGAATGCAATTAAATCATAGGTTAGGTGATTGGGAATGAAAAAGAAAACGAATATAAAAGCAGCTGATGGACTTTATATATTCGGACCTCTAAGTCCTACAGAAGGTAAAGATCTTACGCCAACTATCCGTTTACTTGAGGAAAAAATAAAGCAAATGGAGCGGATGCTGAGTGCTTAAAGCAGTCGTGTCTCTGCTGGCAGTTTTACTCTCCGCACCGAGAATAGAAAAAGAAATTCAGCTATGGGAACAGCTTGACGGGAGGTAAAGAACAGTTGGATTGCATTAAGTTCACTGTTTATGGTGAGCCAGTCGCACAAGGACGGCCGCGTGGATCAATACGAAATGGGAAGGTGCATATGCGAGATCCAGCAAAATCAAAGTATTTCAAACAGTATGTGGCATTGGTTGCGTCTCAGCATCGCCCAGAAACAATTATTACTGGTCCTGTCTCAATGGATGTCAAAGTGTACAGACCAATGCCAAAATCAGTTTCAAACTCATCAAAGAAGAAAGAAAAAGCTGAAAAGGGTCTTCTACGGCCGACTACAAAGCCCGACGTTGATAATTATGTAAAGGGTGTAAAAGACGCTCTGAACCATCTTATTTATAAAGATGATAGTCAGGTGGTTGACCTGACAGTCAGCAAGTTTTATAGCGAAGAGCCAAGGGTGGAGATCAAGATAAAAGAGGTTTTTGCCTAAAAATAAAAAAAACACCGAAGCGCTTAGCCTCAGTGTTCTTGATATGAACTGGTACTTCTATCATAGCACAGGGGGCGCTTTGAGTGTACAATCCAAGAGAAATAAACATCAAAAAAGACTTCACTATTCAGCAGAAAATTGACCCAGGAAAAGTTAAGATCATTGTTTTAGATGGGAATCAAGGTACTGCCCATGTCTTAGATGCTCCGGAGCACGGTAAAACTGTTATTCAAACTGTAAAGGGGAGCTTTGCGCGGGTTGATCATGAGATAGGTTATAAAGTTTGAAGGAAAATTAAATGCTTAAGAGAGAAGGGAGTATAAATGTGAAAAGTGAGGTGTTATGTTCCCTAATATTACGTCAAATTAAGCAACATAGGATCCAAGGTGAATAATAAACTAAAGAGACTGTATTTTTTTTGGTGAATCGTGTAATACACTTGACTAATTGTTCGTAAAATGTAAAAATAATTTAAGAACAATTAACATGTGGAGGTTACTGATGTTATCGAAAGAAACAAATGTTCCTATTTCAGATGATTATAAAACGTTAATAATTAAATCTGTCGCAGACGCGTTCAGTAAAGATATAAGAGCTTTTAAAGAAGAATTTGATTTGGAAACATACAATGGATTGAACTTTCTTAAATGGGATTTTACTAATACAAATATAATTAGATCCCTTCCTTCTGGTGAATTTCAATGTCTTAAAGCTAGACGTGGTCCTTGGAAATTTGTTTTGATTTTTGATAAAAACTCAGGCCATCTTTATACTTTAATGAGACAAGATCGTTTTTCTGAAATTCAAGAAAAAACAAACCGAGAAAAAGTTCATTATCTAGATGCTCTTGCTTCGCTAAATTATTTTGTAAAGTCTGACCGGGAATCATATAGACAAATTAATTTGTTTGATTTGGATGGACAACTTTGGAAAGAAGAAGCGGCTAAGATATTAAGTGAGTTAATTGAAAATCTAGATGGAGAAGTTAAATGTTATACATTACTCACATTTTGTAATGATAAGAGTGAGATCACTGATTTTACAGCTTTGATATTAACACCTTCTTTGGGAATTGCATATGAAGAAAGCTGGAATGACTACATCCCAGTAGAATACGATTTGGATGTTAAAGAAAATGAGACACAATATGATAATGAAGATGAAGACATTGAATTATTATTACGTGATGTTGAAGAAAAAGATAACTCTGAAAATGACCTACAACTTAGAAGAACAGATATAGAGAAGGATAATGAAGATTAAGACTTCTCATTAGAGGAGTGTAAATATGAAAAATATTAAGCAATTTAATGGTAATAGATTAAAATCTGCAAGGATTTATAGGGGTTTGACAATTTCTGAACTAGCTGAAAAGGCAGAAGTCTCTAAACAAGCTATTTCACAGTATGAACATAATAAACATAGCCCTAGCTTAGAAACCTTACTGCGCCTTATACATTGCTTGGGTTTTCCGAGAGATTATTTTTATGAAGAAGATAAATCAAACATTTCAATTGGGAATACCTATTTTAGATCTTTACTTACAACAAATAAAAAAGATAGAGCTTCACAAATTGAAAAGACTAAAATCTTATCTCTAATCTATAGGTATTTAGATAAATTTATTCAATTTCCGAATTTGAATTTACCCTCTTTAAAACATAATGGTGATATTGAAAAGGCTGCACTTTCTCTTAGAGAATATTGGGGGCTAGGAGTTGAGCCAATACCTAATATGGTTAGGGTTCTTGAAAAGAATGGCTTTATTGTAACATCATTTCTAACCTCAGAAGAGAAAATTGATGCATTCAGTCAAAGGCAGGAATATCAAGGGAATATAAATTATTTTGTTGTTCTAGGTAATGAAAAAAATTCAGCTACTAGAAGACAATTTGATGCAGCTCATGAACTGGGACATGTCATACTTCATGATTGGTATTATGACTTAGAGTTGATAACTAGAGAGGAATTTAAAAAACTAGAACAAGAAGCCAATCAATTTGCTGCTGAGCTATTATTGCCGAAAGAATCGTTTTTAAATGATTTAATTTACCCAAATAAATTAGACTATTATGTTGAATTGAAAAAGAAATGGAAGGTCTCTATCTCAGCTATGATTGTAAGGGCTTATCAACTTAAAGCCTTGTCTTATAACCAGTATCAATACTTAATGAGACAAATTTCAAAAAAAGGCTGGAGAAAAAAGGAACCTCTTGATAATGTTTTAAAGGTGCCTGACCCGATTCTTCTGCAAAAAGCAGTTGATATGATTTTAACAAATGATGTTCTTACAACAGATGAGTTTATCAAAGGATTATCGGAGCATAACTTATCTATAGATAGAAAAGAAGTTGAAATGTTATTGGGTTTAAAGGAAGGAACTCTAAATCCTGTTCCTAAAAGTAATCCCATACTCAGTTTTAAAACTGATGTCTAAAGTCCAAGACGGAAAGCCTGCGGACACTAAACTATCAGCAAATTTATGCTGTTGGTTTAGTGTCCGTTTTTTATTTGCTTAAAAAGGGAGGACACAACCATGAATCGAAAAGACATTGAAAATCTAATCAATAGCTATCACTGGATGGCAAAAGAGGTTCATCGATTGCAGAGGGTACTCTATGGTTCAGTAATTCCAATGAAAAATTGGGGTGTTGCGAAATATGGATTAGAAGCTGTTATGCCAAAAGGAAGTCCTGGGAAGAGTCAGGCTGAGCTACGGCAAATGGATATGAGAGAAGAACGTCTTTTCAAACGTCTCATGTATTATGAAGAGCGAGTATATGCAGTTGAGTTAGGGGCTGAAATGATCAAAGGAGAGCAACATAAAGTCATTTATGATTGCATGATGGAGGGGATGAGTTACCGTGCTATTGGTCTTCATCTTGGTATTTCACGGGAAACTGTACGCAAAATGAAAGACGAGTTGATCAGCCAATTATGCCAAGATTGCCACTTTGAGCGTTTGTTGAATCTGAAAAAATCTGTGGTGTAAAATGGGAGGCAGGTCGGCGCGGCGAATTATTCCTGCGTCATAACCAATTCTATACAACGAATAAAACCTCCCAACGATTAGCGAGGGGTTACTAGATCGGGAGGTCTTACATAGTGAATCGGGTGATAAAACAGCAGCAGTATTCCGTGAAAATTAATATCCCCGACCAATAGTGGGTTTTATTCAACAGTTTCGTTCGACAAATTCTGCAAAAGGTTCCTTAGTACTAGATGTTACCGATAATAAGGTGGGAGGTGAGGAAATGGATCGCAGGAAATTAGTTTATAGTATTTTAAAAGAAATTGATAAAGGCAATGAGCCAAAATATACTGATTATGATGTAGAACTTCAATTTTTCGGTGAAGTTGTAGAAATGATGAAAGGGAAAAATTTAATTGAAAATGCAACTGTCATCAGAGGTGGAATGGGGAACCCAGTAAAAATGACATTGCTAAATCATGCAAAAATTACTTTTGATGGTATGGAGTATCTCGAACAAAATAATGCTTGGGCTAAAACGTATAAAACAGTTAAAGAATTAAGAGATTGGATTAAATGAAAATTGAGCATCCTGTAGGGTGCTTTTTTTGTTCGACAAATTCTGCGAATCTATAGCATTTCACTCCTAATTCCCCGATAATAAGGTGGGAGTGTGAACAATGGAAAATATAGATAAATATTTAATTTCACAAATAATTTCTGGGAGAGTTGTACCTTTTATTGGGGCAGGCTTTAGTAGACCCTTCGGTTATCCAGGCTGGGTTGACCTCCTTAAAAAAGTTATGCAGGAAATTGGAATAGAAGACTTGAACTCTGAAGACATAAATAAGGCCGACCCACTACAATTGGCACAATCGTTTTTAGATTATTATAAAGAAAAAAATCACGATAGTGTTGAAGATAGTTTATTACAAGAGATTGGAATAGCAGAAGATCAAAGTTCTATAAGAGATAAGTTAAACCAATATCTTTCAAGCAGTATAAAAAAAGAAATTGATCAAAGATTAGAAAGGAAATTTTCAAAAATTGTGCTTGATCAAATAAAAAAAGATATATCTTCAATTAATCAAACTGAAATTAATAAATTAAAATTATTGGGAGACTTACATTTTAAACAGATATTAACTACAAATTACGATAATGTACTTGAAAAAGAGATATTTAGCAATAAAGGCTTTAAAGTATTATCTCTTGGAAACGGTGATGAGTTAAACTGGGATGACAGTTCACATACAATATATAAAATTCATGGTGATGTAACTAATGAAAATGAGATAATATTTACACACGCTCAATACTATAAATTTATGCATCAGTTTGGATATTTTAGAAGTAAACTATACACTTTGCTCTCTAGCAATATTATATTGATGATGGGCTACGGGTTTAACGATATTAATATCCATCAAATTTATTTTCAATTCATTCGTGATTATGATAATGATTCTAGCCTGGGTGAGAAGAAATTTTATATGGTGCTTACTCAACGTGAGAAGGAAAAATGGAAGTCTTATTTTCCTTACTATAAAAGATATCTTGCTTCTTATAAAATTAATGTTATAGAAGTTAGCACCTTACCTGATTTTATTGCAGCATTATCAGAAAAAGTCAGAACAGCTGAGGCATCATCAGACTTGAGTTACCTCTTTAAACAAGAGGAGGAAAATGAGTTATTTACCACTATTCTACTTGACGTAATAGAAAATAATAAAGCTATAAAGTTAAGTGATGACAGAACTTTAAATGTGAATATTTTAAAAGCTTTACATAAAATTTACAAAGGTCCATATATATTAAATAAAAGACCCTTTAACAAATCTATCGAAGGGAACATTCTGGAGTCAAAAATTGCTAGTAATATGTTTGATTATACTATCAAATTAGTGAACTCATATGGATACTTGAGTGATACACAAGAATTCATCGAAATTGTTAATGACTCTTTAGACTTTGTTAACAGTACTGGAGACTTTTATGAAATTAATAATCGGATTATCGACTTTATAACACTATCAAGTAAACTAAAGCAAAAAAAATATTCGCGTGAGGACGATCTTATTGTAGGAGAAAATATGAACAGTATGTTTACTCGTTGTCATCCTACAGAATATTTGCGCTCAAACCCTGGGGGGAGAACTTTAAAATCCAGATTACACGAGATTTCGACATATCACATAAAATGCTTTTTAGATTATTTAGAGTCAGAGCTCGAGGATGAGTACTTGTTATCAAGATTACAGAATTATTGGCTTGATGAGTTGATTAAAGTAAATCAAGAGGAAATAAAAACTAATATTAATGAATTAATAGAGAAAAACCAAACGCTACTAAGTGAAATGAGAGAGTCTAGGGTCAAAGATAAGTTTTAAAACAAACTCAAACTCAAATATAGATCCGGAGGTGGGTGAGATGTAATGCCAAGACCGCGAGATCCACGCAGAGACAAAGCTTTTCGTTTGTGGGAAGAGAGCGGCGGGAGTAAGAAGTTAAAAGACATTGCGGATAAATTAGGCGTCACAAGCAGCACTGTTCGTAAATGGAAAGCCAACGATAGATGGGAAGAAAAAATTAATGAGAGCGCTCCTATATCGAAAGGGAGCGCTCCTTTTCGTCCAGGCGCTCCGAAAGGTAACAAAAATGCAAAAGGGAACAAGGGAGGAAGGGCACCGCTTGGTAATAAAAATGCAATAGGGAATAAAGGCGGTGCTGCTCCACTAAGAAATCAAAACGCTGTGACTCATGGATTCTTCTCGAAATTCTTACCTGAAGATACACTCTCTATCATGGAAGAGATTCAGGAACGCTCTCCTGTCGATATGATATGGGATCAGATACAGATCCAATATGCTGCAATTATAAGAGCGCAAAAAATCATGTTCGTCTCTGATAAGCAGGAAATGATTAAGGAACTGAAAAAGAAAAAGGCTGTCCTATCTGAGACAAACGAAGTCGAAGAGGAAGAATACGAATTTCAATTTTCTTGGGATCGTCATGCTACGTTCTTGAATGCCCAATCTCGGGCCATGGCAGAGCTCAGGAACCTTATAAAGCAGTTTGATGAACTAGCCCATTCGGAAGACGAACGACGCCTTAAATTGGAGCAAATGCGTATAAGTATAGACAAGAAAAAATTAGAGATTGAAGAACTTACAGAAGAAGATAAACCTTTTGAGATCACCATTGTGAACAAAGGTGATGACAGTGATTAAACAAGTAAATCCTCATTTTAAAGAATTTCTTTTTGACTGGAATCAAAAGTTTCAATTCTTAGTAGGCGGTTATGGATCATCCAAAAGTTATCATGTGGCACTCAAGATTGTTCTGAAATTGCTAAAAGAAAAGCGTACTGCACTTGTTATTAGAGAAGTGTACGACACACATAGGGACTCCACATTTTCTCTATTTGATGAACTTGTAAGTGATCTGAAATTAGATCATATCGTTAGTTGTGTATCTTCTCCTATGCAGATTCGATTTTCAAATGGCAGCCGCATCATCTTTAAAGGGATGGATAAGCCAGCCAAACTTAAATCGATTAATAATATTTCACTCATTTGGATTGAGGAATGTTCTGAAGTGAAGTATGAGGGATTCAAGGAGCTGTTAGGACGTCTTCGTCACCCGACTTTGCCGCTCCACATGATACTCTCAACAAATCCAGTCGGAGAGGACAATTGGACTTTTAAGCATTTTTTTAAAGACGACCGAGAGAAGCGGTTTGTACTGGATGATAAGGAGCTTTATGAAAAGCGGATAATCGTTAGCAACGACACCTATTATCATCACTCAACGGCGGATGATAATCTTTTTCTGCCAGAAAGCTATGTCCAGCAACTTGAAGAATTGAAGGAATATGACCCAGACCTTTACCGGATTGCGCGGAAAGGTCATTTTGGCGTGAATGGAATACGGGTACTGCCGCAATTCGAAGAGCGACCGCATGAAGAGGTTTTGAAGGCTATCGCTGATATTAACCGCCCTCTTAAACGGGTTGGCATGGACTTTGGTTTTGTGGAATCCTATAACGCCGTTGTTAGGGTTGCTGTGGATCATGAAAAGAAATATCTCTATATCTACTGGGAGTATTACAAAAATGGACTAACGGACGATAAGGCGGCCGAAGAACTTAAGGAATTTGCAGAGACTAAGGAATTAATCAAGGCGGATTCAGCAGAGCCAAAGACAATCCGATATTTTCAACAGCATGGTTTTAATATGGTGGGCGCCCATAAGTACCAAGGATCACGCCTCCAATACACAAAGAAGATCAAACGGTTCAGGAAGATTATTTGCTCTGATCGTTGCGAGTACACGATTTATGAACTTAAACCGCTCACTTATGCTACTGATAAGCTGGGGAACATCATAGAAGACGAGTTCACGATAGACCCGCATACACTGTCAGCTATCTGGTACGCTCTCGATGATTATGAGGTAACCGATTTGAAAGAAGAATCTAAAGGAAGACCACAAAGATCAAGACCAGGAAGGAGGTAAAGCATGTCAAAACAATCTGTTAAAGCACGAGTGATCAAAGCCTCTCCACCTACTGAATCGACTAAACAAATTTATGAGGATGAATTTGCGGACAGTTATGACAGCAATATTTTACCGCCTCCGTATAATCTCAAAGAATTAAAGATGATTGCTGAGTATTCAACGATCTTACAGCAATGTGTTGATGCCTACAGGACAAATATTGTAGGCTTTGGGTTTGATTTTGAGTATTCGTTTGATGTGAATTCGCCAGATGTGACAAATGAAGAAAAAACAGAAGCTGAAAGTGAATGGACTAAGCTTGAAGAGTTCGTTAAATATCTTCACTTTGATGAGTCAGCAGAGACCTTACTCGGCTTTGTTATTGAAGACCGAGAAAAGACAGGGAATGGCTTTATCGAAGTGATTCGAAACGGTGAAAATAAGCCAGCTGGTATTGAATATATGGACGTTCAAAATGTTCGGGTTTGCAAACTGTCTGAACCAATCGAAGTTGATTTTACATACTTCGAACAGGGACAAATGAAATCAATCAAAAGAGAAAAACGATTTCGTAAGTATGTTCAGATGATTGACGGCCGTATGGTTTACTTTAAAGAGTATGGGGACCCACGCACTTTAAATCTGGAGACAGGTCAATATGATGAGCAGACTCCATTCGAGAAAAAAGCTAATGAAGTAGTTCATTTCAAGATAGGAAGCGGTACTTATGGTAAGCCCAGATGGATTGGCCATATTGTTAATTTGTATGGTGCACGTAAGGCTGAAGAGCTGAACTTCATGTACTTCAAGCAAGGTAGACATATTCCCGCAGCCATTACAATTGAAAATGGTATGTTGTCAGAGGACTCATATACACAATTGCAGGATTATATGAATGGGCTTGAAGGTGTGGAAAATGCTCATAAGTTTCTTTTACTTGAAGCGGAAGGCATAGCGAAGGGGAAAAACATTCATGGTGATGAAGAGATTGCTCCAGTGAAAGTTGATATTAAATCACTTGCTGAAATCCTTCAAGAGGATGCCTTGTTTCTTGAATATGACCAAAAGAGCCGAGACAAAATTAGATCGGCTTTTCGTTTGCCACCACTTTATACAGGTGAAGCTCAAGATTACAACAGAGCGACTGCAGATACAGCAAGAAAGATTACTGAGGAACAAGTCTTTCAGCCAGAAAGAAAATTAATCACAGGTAAACTAAATGCTTTATTTCTAAATGACCTTGAAATTCATAAGGTTCGTCTTATTTTGAAAGGGCCTGACTTTAGAGACCCACTTGAGATTGCTAAGGTTTTAACACCGTTTATAACAGCTGGTGCAGTTTCTCCGAATGATCTACGTGATTTAGCTGGTAGAGTTCTTGGTAAGACACTTGAAGAATGGCCAGAAGAAGAATACAACAGGCCGCTTGGTAAGACTTACGAGTCGTCCGCTTCCGATCCTTTGGCTGCGCTTTTTAAATCTAAGAGCGGTGCTCCTAATATGATTGGGTTACTAAAAGATATGCGGGATGTTTTGGAGGATCTGAAGAGATGAACAAAACGGATAAGTTGTTGGAAAGTCTGAACGTATTCATTCTAAAAGCCGAGGAAAATCAGTTTAAGCAATTGGGGGAGATGGTACCTGACTTTCCTGGCAAACTTAATATCCCCAAATATGTGGAGGAATATGAAAAAGGTATCGCTCGATTGCTCAGACGCCAGCGTAAGAAGTTTTTAAATGGCCTGAATGGTTTTATAGGTAAAGACTCAAAAGAGACGTTAGAAGCCCTTCTAGTGTTTTTTACTCAGAACCTTTTTGCGGAGGATGACTTCAAGGAGGAATTTCAGGAACTGACTGAGGGATTCCTTCAACAGACTATTGAACAGCTGGCTGAAGTGATCATGGATTCTATAGATCCAGAAGTGCCTTTTAAAGTCCTATCCAATCGTACGATTAATTGGATTAAGGATTGGTCAAAGAAGCTAGCTGAGATCATGAAGTTAAACACTCATGAAGCGGTGGAAAACGTGTTGACGGCTGCTATTGAAAACGGATCGTCCATTCAAGACATTGAATTGACTCTCAAAGACATGCCTCAATTTGATAGGGAACGAGCGCGGACAACAGCCATCACTGAAGTGCTTGCCGCTTCCTCTGCTGCTCAGCATGAGTCCTATGCACAATCGCCGGCAGTTAAGAAAAAGAAATGGCGGCATAGCGGAGGGAAGAAAAACAACCCGCGTGAGAGTCACATCGATCTTGATGGCGCAGTAATTGCAGTGGACGAAGAATTTCAGATACCAGGTAGCGGAGAGACCTGCATGTTCCCGCGAGATCCTAATCTTTCTGCAGGCGAGCGAGTACATTGTCATTGTGTTCTATCGCCTGTGGTAGATAACAAGATCTTGGGGCTGTCAGCTGAGGAAAAGGAAGAGATTCGAAGAGAAGCCTTAGCAAACATGGAATAAAATTGTATAATTTCCTCATTACTTTAAGAAATGAGGGAAGTCATGAGTTGGCTAGAGTTTTTTTCTACGATTTTTAATTCTTGGCCTATTGCAATTGTGATTATCGTAATTCTTTTGAGAAAGACACTTATGTCTAAACTGGGTAAATTATTGAGTTTAACCTATAAAGATATAAATATTAATTTCCAAGAAGAATTAGAAAAGGTCAGTAAATCACTGGGTGAATCTGAAAGTGACTCTGATTCTGAAGATGAGAATGTACTAGAAAAAGCACGTGAAGAAGTGGAATTTATTACTGATATAGCAGAGCTTTCTCCGTCGGCGGGTATTATAGCTTCCTGGGTCAGTTTCGAGACGACGATAGACGGATTAATAGAGTCAAAGGGTGTAATGCCTGAGGGGTTAAGCTGGTCTGAGAAGAAAAGAGCTTTAGAAAAATTATATAAAATCGATTTAAACATTTACAATTCAATAAATCATTTAAGGAAATTCATGTTGGATGTTAATCATTCCTCAAAAAAGGCAGATGATTCATTAAGTTTGATAGAAGCTATAGATTACTATGAACTAATTTTAAAAACATCTAAGAAAATTATTGAAAGGAGGTGAACAACATGCCAAGAGAATTAGTAAATGCAAAAATCACACATGTTTCGTATGTAGACAAGGCTGCTAATCAAAAGCAGTTCTTTTTTATGAAGTCAGAAGAAAAGCCGGTATTTCAAAAAGAAGTCAAGGTTCTTACCAAAGAAGCGGACGAGCAAAAACTTGTGTACGGTATCGTATATGAGCCGGATACAGTAGACGCCCACGGTGATTTCATGACAGCTGCAGAAATCGAAAAAGCCGCTCATGGATTCCTGAAAGATGCCCGAGAAATTGACAAGCAACATGATTTTCAGGGCGGTGTTGGTGAGGTGGTTGAGTCCTATGTCGCACCGGCAAACTTTGAAATGAATGGGGAAACCATTAAAAAGGGTTCATGGGTTCTTGTGACAAAGGCTTCAGAAGAAGTATGGGAGCAAATCAAAAAAGGCGAAATTACCGGTTATTCAATGGCTGGTACTGCCGAGACAATTGAAAAGCAAGAAGAAAAGCCCGTTTCTCAAGAGAAAACAGATGAGAAAGGGCTTTTTAATTTGCTCAAAAACTTTTTTATAGGTAAACAACAGCAATCATATGAAGAGCCAGTTGAAAAGGCGGGGAGAAAGTTTTCCGCTTCAAACCTGCAAGAAATTAAGAATGCCCATGCAGCCCTTGGTAATTTACTGAGTCAGGTAGAAACAAAAGAGGAGGAAGAAGAAATGACTTCGGAGGAAGTAACGAAATCAATTCAAGAAGCATTACAGCCAATTAAGAAGCGGCTCGAGACATTAGAAAAAGAGGAAGAGCTTAAAAAGAAAGATAAAGAAAAAACAGAGGAAGAGGTTGAAAAAGAAGGCGAGAAGTTGAAAAAGGCAATTGCAGAAGCTGTTCAACCGCTCGTTGATCGTATTGAAGCCATTGAAAAAAGCCGCGGAACATCTAAGCAAACTGAAGAATCGGGTTCCGAACAAGTTCAAAAATCAATCTGGTCAGGGTTGTTTTAATGTATAAGGAGGATACGGATGAGAAATCAAGAGGTTATAAATAAAGCAGAAATGACGCTTTCTACTTTAGAGAGCGGTGGGATTATGAATCCTACTCAAGCTTCAACATTTATTCGAATGGTTCAAGATACGCCAACTATTTTACGAGATGCGCGTGTTATTCAAATGGATCATGACACACAGAAAATCGAGAAGATCGGTTTTGGTCAGCGTATTTTAAGGGCAGCCCAAGAGGGAGTTGCGCTAACTAAGGATCAAAAATCAGTTCCATCAACTAGCACAGTTAACTTAAGTACAAAAGAAGTAATTGCTGAAGTTAACATTACCTATGACACACTTGAAAACAACATCGAAAAAGATGGCCTTCAAAATACAATCATGCAAATGATAGCTGAGCGTGCTGCGGTTGATATTGAAGAGTTGCTTGTAAATGGAGATACATCTTCATCCGACTCATATCTTGCACAATTAGATGGCATCAGAAAACAAGCTAAATCTCACATTGTTGATGCTGCAGGTGAGGAACTGACACGCCAAACGTTCAAGCGAGGGTACAAAGCTGTACCTCCAAAATATTTGCGAATTCCTCAGGAGTTCCGTTTCTATACATCGCCTGGTATTGAGGTTGAATGGAAAGATCGCGTAGCTGATCGCCAAACAAATTTAGGGGATGCAGCTGTTCAAGGTGGCCTTTCTTCTGCTTTTGGTGTTCCGGTCAAAGGTATTGCGAATTTACAACCTTATACGATTGGAGAGGGAGATACAACAACTGATGTTTCTGACATCATCCTTACTCATCCGAAGAATATTATTCTTGGATTCTCTCGTAACATTCGGATTGAAGTAGATAAGGACATCCGTCGCCGTATGTTTATCATTGTTTTGACAGCGAAATTGGATAGTGTTTTTGAAGAAGAAGACGCAGTAGCCAAGATTGTGAAAGTGAAGGAGTAGGTGGTTTGGTGTGTACACTGCAAAGCTTATTAAAGGCAAAACATACAATGTCATGGGAATAACCTTTCGAGCAGGTGTCAGTCAAACAGTATCGAAAAAACTCTATGAGTATTTAAATGAAAATCCATATTTTATGCTAGATAAAAACCTTAATAATCAAAAGGATGATCCGATAAATTATACTGAATCGGAATTGAAAGGTATGAATAAAGCAGAGCATGAATCCATTATTTCTAATCTTGGTGGCAATCCGTCTGACTTCAAAAACGCAGATGAAAGAATTGCCTACATCCTTAACCAAATAGATAACAAAGGGGAGTGACCTATGCTGTTGATCACTCCCGATGAATTAAAGAGTTATTCAGTTTTTGAATCTGTAAAGACCAGACCTGACGAGTTGTTAAAACAGGATATACTAGAGGCAACTGCCGATATCATTCTTAAAGTTGGACATGATTTTTCAGATGCAGAGTATATTCCGTTGCCTGAAACGGTTCGACTGGCCATATTAAAGTTTTCTCAGTTTTATGCTCTTATAAATGGCGACGAGTCAATTATTAAAGGATATACAACTGAAAAAATTGGTGACTATTCTTATACTCTAGGGGATGGCAGTTCTCTTCAAAAACCTGATGTGTATGCATTAATAAAAGATTATGTGAAACCGGCTGACCCTGAAATAGAAGGGATTGAAGCGAGAGTGCGGATGAGATCAATATGAGTTATCAATCTTTATTGACTCACAGATGCGACATTTACCATCTGCACGAGAAAAAAGAAAAAAGAAAGCAAAAATTCGGGGTGCCGGTTGAAGATGTTCAACCGGTTTTTTTGTACCCAGATGAGCCGGACATAGAAAATCAGCCGTGTTATTTTACAGAAAAGAGTCAGTCTATTATCCAACAGGAACCGAATGTAGCTGTTTATCAATCATTTCTTGTGCATTTCCCTGCTACTGCTGATATTCGAGTAAATGACAGGGCGGTTTGGGACGGTACTGCTTATAAATTACAGAAGCCCCGCAAAATCAGGAATCATCATTGGGAAGTGACGGCAGTACGGGAGGTTGAATATCTGTGAAGATCAAAGGTCTTGATCAGTTCATTCAATCATTAAACCGTACTTCTCGTGGTGGATTGAAAGGGAAATACGAGGAGTGGCTTGAAGCTATGGGTTTTGAGTTCCTAGACATTATTCAAGATGAAATTATCAGGACGAAGACGGTAGACACACGCCGCTTGCTTAACTCTTTTCAACGAGGTGACCAGGATAATATCTTTTCAATGACAAAAGGCAGCTTAAAGTTGGATGTTGGAACAAATCTGGAATACGCCTCATACGTCAATGACGGACACTTTACTATCGATCCGTCTAAAAATCAGGATAGACGGTGGGTCCCGGGGCGTTGGAAAGGCGACCGTTTCGAATATGACCCTGCCGAAAGAAATTCCGGTATACTACTGAAGTTCCAATGGGTCGACGGTTCTGGTTTTTGGGATAACGCCATGGCTATATTTCAGTTGATGTTTGAGAGAAGCCTTGAGCGGAAGCTGCAGCAATGGGTTGATGAAGAATTTTAAGGCGGTGCTGCTATGAATCAAGAAGTGGGCTCAATTATGGGCTATCTATACAAACTGTATCCTGTTCAAGTGTATGAAGAAGAAATACCGCAGGACTTTGCTGTTCCGTCTCTTTACTTTCCACCGGCTTCCACGGTCGATGGGGTGGACACAGTGTCCACGTTTCAGAAAACCTATGTTTTAAACGTAAAACTCTTTCACGAAAACGCACAGAAAGCTCATAACGAAGCGGAACGAATTGCGGATACACTTAGAAGCAAAAGGGGCATAATTCCGCTAATACAAGAATCTGGCGAGGATACAGGTGAATTTATTCGGCTATCTCGAATAGAAACGCGGGTATCAGATGATTACGCAACCATTGTCTTAAACTGGACGAGCCGATATTGGTATGAGCGGGAAGAACAGCGTTCATTGGATGGTTTTAAATTTAAAAGTGGGGTGAAATGATGGCCACTAAAAAAGAGAAAGCGGAAAATGCTTTTTATATTAAGGATTTGCGAGAGCACAGTCGAGATCTCTTTGGGGTAAAACCCGAGGTGTTTGACGGTGCTCTTTTTCATGTTCATAAAACGAGTATTACAAAATCGGAAGCGAAGAAGTTAATTACTCAGTTTCTTCAAAAGGAGGTCAAATAGATGAACGGCGGAACATTCACACCCGGCAAGGAAAAAGAGCGTGCAGGTATTTACTTTAACTTCAAAACGATCGCGGAAAACCGTGTTTCTGCCGGAGAACGCGGAACAGTTGCGCTGCCGATAGCGTCCAGCTGGGGTGAGGTTAAGAAATTCATTTCTATTTCTTCAATCGAGGACCTGAATAAAAAAGTGGGGTTGAACATTGATGATCCTTCGCTGTTGCTTTTACGTGAAGCAATGAAAAAGGCAAGTACAGTCTTGCTTTATCGTCTGACGGAAGGTCTTCGTGCTTCAGCAGACATCAGCGAAGGTGTAAAAGCAACTGCGCTTTATGGCGGTACTAAAGGTAATGACATCATTATCAGTATTACAGAAAACGTTATTGATTCTTCGAAAGTTGATGTCACTACCTACCTTGATCAGTCAGAAGTGGATAAACAAACAGTGTCTAAAGCTGAAGAGCTTAAACCAAATAACTATGTCACGTTTACGGGGAAAGGGGATTTAACAGTCACTATTCCGTTAACCGGTACGGCCCCTGCAGATGTTAGCGGTGCTCTTCCTGCAACTTCCGGAATCCGCTTGTCAGGCGGAACAGACAAAACACCGACAAATGCCGATTATACAGCTTTCTTGGAAGCGGCTGAAACGGAATACTTTGACACAATCGCTTTACCTGTAGAGGATAACGAGCAATTAAAAGCAACGTTTGTTGCGTTCATCAAACGGCTGAGAGACAACCAAGGGCAAAAGGTTCAAGGTGTTCTTTCAAATTACAAGGGAGACCATGAGGGTATTATTAATGTAACTGGTGGTGTCCTACTTGAAGATGGAACGGAGATTACTCCTGAAAAAGCTACGGCTTGGGTTGCCGGCGCAAGTGCGGGGGCTACATTTAATCAATCACTTACATTTGTAGAATACGAGGGTGCTGTAGATGTCCTTAACCGAATTGACAACGACGAAATCGTTGAACGATTGTCAAATGGAGAATTCTTGTTTACTTATGATTCTCGTGATAAATCAGTATCGGTTGAAAAGGACATTAATTCACTCACAAGCCTAACAGCAGAGAAAAATAAGATGTTCCAGAAAAACAAAATTGTCCGTGTACTTGATGCAATTAATAATGACCTGACATCTCAATTGAAAGCATTGATAAAGTCTCGTAAAGCAAGTGGCAGTGACGTTCCCGCTACAAATGACGGACTGCAGTTTGTAAAAACGTTGATTACTCAATACTTGAGTGTTCTTCAAGATAACGGGGGCATTACTGGTTTTGATTCAGAGAATGACATTACAATTGCTTTGAATAATGATCGTGACGGCTTCCTGATTGATCTCGCTGTTCAACCCGTCGATGCAGCAGAAAAATTCTACTTTAACGTTGAGGTGAAATAAGAATGGCATTAAAAGCGCAAAACACCATTTCTGGTAAAGAGGGCAGGCTATTTCTTGATGGAGAAGAAATGGCTCATATCAAAACTTTTGAAGCCAATGTGGAGAAAAATAAATCCGAGGTAAATATCATGGGTCGCCGAATGACGGGGCACAAGACGACTGGAGCAAATGGAACGGGAACAGCCACTTTTTATAAAGTGACTTCTCAATTTGTTCTTATTATGATGGACTATGTGAAAAAAGGAAGCGACCCTTACTTCACCTTACAAGCTGTTTTGGATGATGCCTCTTCAGGTCGTGGTACTGAACGAGTCACCTTGTATGATGTGAACTTTGACTCTGCGAAAATCGCTGGACTTGATGTTGATTCTGAAGCATTGGAAGAAGAAGTGCCGTTTACCTTTGAGGATTTTGATGTGCCTGAACAGTTAAAATCCACATTCTAATCACTTTCACGAAAAATCGCCGACTTTAACGAAGATATTTACGAAAAAATGTGGTAAGATTACTTTAGAAGTAATTCAACAGTTTCAAATGGAAACATGTATTTCTTTCAAAAGAAATGCATAAAATAAAAAAATACCGGAGTGCTGCAACACTCCGGCCCGTACAAATGCTGGCTCCTCATTGGAGCGCTGGCTATAGGTGTATTTAGATATGGACCTACCCTAGAAGTTTCTCAGGCCTCAAAGGGTGGTCTATTTCTTTTTGTCTATATACGTCAACAAGGCGAGAATAAACATTCCCGTTCCAAGCATTAAACTAAGCGCTTGAAATGTCGACATAGGCGTCACCCCCTTTCAGGGGATTTAGCCAGCAGACCACCTTTGAGTTAGCCGTGCAAATGTACAGGAATAATTATACACTAGACAACCATTTTTGTGGTTGTCTTTTTGGTTGGCTTAAATCGATTGAATTTAATTTTAAAGGAGTTAATGTACATGAGCGAAAAACAAAACAAAAAGGTATACGATCTTTCATTCTTTATGCCGGGACAAACAATTGAAGCTGAGGAAGTGAAAGTACCGATTTCTAAACGATTTGTAGACAAAGAAGGCAATGTTGTTCCATTCATTTTCAAAGCCATTACGACTGAACGAATTGACGAACTTGAGAAAGAGAATACAACTTACAAGAATGTAAAAGGCCGCGGTCGTGTGAAGGACTTGGACAGCCAACGCTTTTATGCGCGTATTGCGGTTGAAACGACTGTTTACCCTAACTTTAAAGCTAAGGAACTACGTGAAGCGTACAAAACAGAAGATCCAGTGGAAGTCGCAAAACGTGTTCTTTCAGTCGGGGGTGAGTATGCGAACTGGCTGAACAAAGCAATTGAGATCAACGGCTTCGATGATGATCTCGAAGATCTTGAAGAAGCAGCAAAAAACTAGTGAAGGACGGGGATAAAGAAGCTGTATATCTTTACTATGCTATGCATGAGCTCAAATACGCCCCGTCAGAATTAAGAGAACTGTATGAGGCACCGCGACAATTCAAGGCGCTCTTATATGGTTTAATCGGTTATAAGCTTGAGCTGTTAGAAAAAGAAGCGAAGAAGGGAGGTAATTAACTATGGCTAAACTAACAGCCACGTTTGAATTACATGATAAGATTTCTCGCAAGCTTCGGATGATACAAGACAATGCTGAAAGACTTAGGAGGGCCGCTAATGGCCCTCTTATTTTTGAGGCTGAAGACCGGACTGAGAGAGTTATGCGGCGGATTGACCGATCGGCCAACCGTTTGACCGGACGGGCTCGATCGCTTGAAGTGGATTTAGATGATCGAGTTTCGAATGGCTTACATTCTATACGCCAGCAAGCAGAGGATCTTACCGAGGGCAGCCATGAGATGACAGTTTCCGTAAATGATCAAGCTACACCACGTTTTCGTTTAATCCGTGGAGGTCTCTCTGATTTGAATCGCTCGCACGCTGAGCCAACTGTTTCGGTTCGTGATCATGCTTCAAACCAATTAGATGAGATCCGTCGTCATGTGTCCGATGTAGACAGCGAACATGCTAAGCCAACCGTCTCTATTAAGGACAGAGCTTCAGCTGCTCTGGATGCTATTGAAGCGAAAATAGACAGCTTGAAGAATGCTACCATTACTCTGGCAGTTGCAGGTGGTTTTTCTGCAGGTTCAATTATGGGTTCTGGTAAAAGTACAATGTCTCAGGATGCCTATGTGTCAGCAACTTCAAACGTTAATAAGAAAGATGTTGCAAGAATGACGGATCAGATCTATTTCAACAATAAAGCGGGCAGTTCTCGGGAAGAAGTCAGTTTATCTTTGAGAAACTTATCGCAACAGACAGGGGCGTCTAAAAAAGCTCTTGCTGAATTGACTGAGTCGTCAAGTAAGATTGCCCAGCTCATGAATGCTGATCAGGCAGAGGTAGATCGAGCTTTCAGTTCAATGTATAACAACTTGAAATTGTCCGGGAAACAAAGCGGAGACTTAATTGCTTATGTATATCGGAATGCAGGTGACCAGGCTGATGATTTATTAGACACAATGAATGAATACAGTTCCACTTTTAAAGACTTGAAACTCACAGGCGGGCAGATTGCAAACGCCATGATAAAAGGAACAAAGGGTGGCGCCAGAAACTTCGATAACCTAGCCGATAGTATGCGTGAGTTTAACATCCGCCGAACCGAAATGTCTGATAGTCAAGTGGACGCATTTAAAACGCTGTTCGGAGCCAAGGAAACTAAGAAAATGTTCAAGGGCTTCAAAGATGGTTCAATAAGCGGAGAGGAAAGTTTATTTAGGGTGGCAAAAGCCCTTTCTAAAGTGAAAGATAAAACAAAGCGGGCTGCTATTGCGACTGAGCTTATTGGAACACAATACGAAGACCTTAAACAGCCCATTTTAGATATGGCTGAGGGTATTGGTACAAGTGCCAAAACAAGCGGTGAATTAGAACGAAGCTTTACGAAACTTCGGGATAATAACCCGATGACACCGGTTAATGATGCCATGAGAGATTTTGAAAGCATATCTAAGGATATGGGAACTTCTCTGCTAACTGGATTAGGGCCAGCCTTTGATAAAATCAGCTCGTTCATTAACAGTAAAGAAGGTCAGGAAAAACTTAAAGAGATCAAAAAAGATATTGCCGATCTTGGTGAGGAGATAGGTGATAAGTTAAACGTAGCTATTGAGTGGAGCGTCAACCATTGGGATGATTTGAAAACAGCGATTAAAGTTGTGATCCCTTCTTTAATTGGATTGATTGGTTATTTGAAAATACTCCGTCCGTTGTTAAAAGGCATAGGTACTGTCGGAAGTGATGCAGCAGGCGTAATCCGAAAGTTAATTCCAAAACGTACTCCTGAAGCTGGCACTAATACGCAAAGTGAAAGGAGGAACAGAAACAGTAATCGTAATGCCAGCAAAAGGAGCAGAGAATCCAAAACTGCCACAGGTCCAACGAGTTTACCTCGAAGCGGCAGCTTAACATGTTGCTGTTGTAGCGATGGAGGTAAAAATGATCGCATTCGTAGAAGACGAGGGAAAAGAGTTTTAGGTCGACGCGGTAATTCAACCCGAATGAACTCTTCTGACAGATCAATTACTGTGTCATCTGAACGGTTGGAGAGAAGGCGTTCCGGTAGAACTGTAGGTACTAATCCAACCAGAGATTCAAGATCAGCAATAATCACTACGAGATCGGAGCTATACTCAGCTGGTAGAGCTGCAGGCGGTACATCGAAGTTCGGGAAAGTCTTAAGTCCTCTGAAAAGTGTTGGCAAGTTTGCAAAGGGAGTCCCTCTATTAGGAACAGCTTTAGCGGCAACAGATTTAATTGGGATGAATAAAGACAATGTTGGTGAAAAAATTGGATCAGCTGGCGGTGGTCTTGCTGGAGCGGCTACAGGAGCAGCTATTGGCAGTGTTATTCCTGGAGTGGGAACAGCCATTGGTGGAATAGTTGGTGGTATAGCAGGCACCATGGGTGGCTCAAGTTTAGGTAAAGCGTTTGATGGTTCAGAAGTAAAGAAGAAACTAGACAGTACATTATTTGATCAAAAATGGTGGTCTGAAAAGTGGTCGGGCATTAAGAGTAATGCGAAGACTTCTCTCGATGGGTTAAGTGAGACATGGTCTAATGTAAAAGAAAAGGTGAAGTCTACTTTATTTAATAGTGAATGGTGGTCTGAGAAGTGGTCTGGCGTTAAAAGCTGGGCACAGGACAAATGGAATAGTGCATCATCTATTTGGGAGTCCGTAAAGGGAAAAATAAAATCCACTTTATTCAGTGAGAAGTGGTGGTCAGGAAAATGGGAAGGCGTAAAAAGTTGGGCTCAAAGTAAATGGGACAGCGCGTCTTCTGTTTGGCAATCAGTTAAAGGAAAGCTGAAGTCCACTTTATTTAGCGAGAAATGGTGGTCAGGAAAATGGGAAAGTGTAAAGAGCTGGTCAAAAAATAAATGGGATAATGCTAAATCAATATGGAAAAGTGTTAAGAGTTCCATCTCAGAAACCCTTTTTAGTAAGAAGTGGTGGTCTGAAAAGTGGCAGAGTGTAAAGGAATTGGGAAGCAGTATTTTAGGCGGGGTAAAAGAAGTTGGTGGTAAAGTAGCTTCAAGTGCGAAAAAAACTGCTGGTAAAGCGTGGGGATATGTGAAGAGTGGCGTAAATTATTTATTTGGTACGGGAAAAGAAAAGCCAAAGAAACATGCTACTGGTGGTTACATTACGAAGCCAACAATATCTTGGATTGGTGAAGCTGGTAAAGAATTTGTTATCCCTGTTGAGAATAATAAAGGGCGCGGCAAAATGCTCCTTTCTCAAGCTGCTTCAAAATTAGGGATGAGTGTGGTTGATGATATAGCGTCTGCTTCATCTGCAGGAGGTGAACCAGCAACTTCCCCGCATAGAGCGGCGGTGACTGCTTCTGTATCTCCTATCATTGACACATCCAGTCTGGATGAACAAGCGACTTCATTTGGTCAACAGTTCACTAAAGGCTTTGATCAAGGAATTGGAGATAACGTTGTTTCTATAGAATCTTGGAAACAGAAAAACGTTGGACAGCCAATGAACAATTTAATCTCTTATTCTTCGAATTACGGAAAGCAAGTGGTCAATGGATATGCTAAAGGTCAGAACAGCACTTCGACCGGTACAGATGGCTTCTTGCAGACGAAGGTTAAAACACCATTTCAGAACACTGTTAATAAATCTTCATCATGGGGAAGCGGAACGATCAAAGGTTTTGCTTCCGGACAAAATAGTTCACAAACTGGTACTGATCAATACGTCAGCACTCATATTAACAAGCCGTTTATCCGCTCTAAAGAATCATCAAACGGATGGGGAAGCGGTATGATTGGTAATTTTGTTTCAGGCATGACTTCTAAGGCAAGTGAAGTCCATGAGGCTGCCAAGGAGCTGGCGAGAAAAGTTGAGAAGGCATTTCGTGAAGAGCTTGATATTCATTCACCTTCACGTGTCATGATGAGTCTCGGTCGTTTTGCCTCTATTGGTATTGTAAAAGGTCTGGATTCTGTCGATGTGAAAAAGTTTGCTGAAAAACAAGCAGGTTCACTAGCTGCTGCTTATTCCGGAATGGGAGCAGTAAGCGGAAATGTGAAGCAATGGCTTATGGCCGCTATCATGGCCACAAAGACACCAATGAGCTGGCTCCCAGGGCTGATGACAATTGCTCAGCATGAGTCAGGCGGTAATCCGAAGGCAATTAACTTATGGGATAGTAATGCGAAAGCAGGGCATCCATCTCAGGGACTCATGCAGACAATCCCAAGTACCTTCAACGCACACAAATTGCCGGGCATGAATAACATTCTTAACCCGATTCACAACGCTGCTGCTGCGATTGGCTATATCAAAAGCAGATATGGATCAATTAATAATGTACCAGGCATTAGAAGCATGAGACACGGAGGTCCATATGTTGGCTATGCTAACGGCGGACTTATTACCAAAGAGCAGATTGCACGTGTCGGTGAAGGAAACAAACGGGAATGGATCATTCCGGAGGAGAGAGGCATCCGTGGACGTTATTTATTAGCCCAAGCAGCTAAGGCACTCGGAATGGAAGTCACAGACCCATCTCAAAAAGGTCAAACTGAATTATCTTCCGGTCAGGTAACAGCAGCCACAACAGGCAGTCAGCAAACAACTGTTACAGCATCAGGAGGTAAAGAGGTTATTATTCAATTTAATGGCGATCAGCATTTTCACAATGACCAAGACATGAACAGCCTTGTAGCTAAGATTAAGCAGGCCCTTGTCGATGAGCTTGAACAGGATATCAACATTGGAACGAAGGGAGTCGTTGCTTTTGACTAAATCCATATATGAATTCTGGATTTCACAAGGGAAGGATAAGCTGCGGCTTCCTGTCCTTCCTGAACAAATTGATATTTCAAACACAATTCAAAATGAATCAGTAAAAGTGGCTAGTTTTGGGGAGATCACTTTTATTGATAAACCGGGAGCGAAAGAAATTTCGTTCTCTTCTTTTTTTCCAAAGAAACATAGCCCGCTTGCTGAGTATAAGGGATTTCCTTCTCCTGAAAATGCTATTGCAAAGATCGAGAAATGGGTGAAATCTAAAAAGCCGGTTCAATTCTTGATTACTGGAACGAAAATTAATTTAACTTGCAGTATTGAGGTTTTTTCTTATAGCGAGGGCCAAAAAGATATAGGTGATCGTGATTATGAAATCAAACTGAAGGAATACAAAACTGCTTCGCCGCGGAAGATCAAGCAGAAGAAAAAGACGAAGAAGAAGCGGCCATCTAAATCAGCTCCTAAAACATACACCGTTAAAAAAGGTGATACACTGTGGGACCTTGCCGGCAAATTTTATGGAGACAGTACAAAATGGCGCAAGATTTGGAACGTCAATAAAAAGGCTATGATCAAACGAAGTAAACGAAATATAAGACAGCCAGGACACTGGATCTTTCCTGGGCAAAAATTAAAGATACCGCAGTAAGCAGGTGATGACAATGATAGAACTTTTCGTCATTAAAGAAACGGAATGGCTTGAGCTGGTAACTGAAAGTGTTTCACTCGAAGGACAACGGTATCAGGCGCCGCGATCAATCACGGCAAAGATCATAACGAAACAAGGAACCCATTCATATTACAGCGTATCAGAAGGGGATACGGTTCTGTTTAAGTGGAAAGGGAAAGAGCTGTTTCGAGGTATTGTGTTTTCTCGCAATCCGGAAGAACATGGGCTGACCTTTACGGCTTATGACATGAAATCATTAGTATTTAAAGATGATACGAGTCTTTATGACATGATTCTGAAAGCCTTGAAACAAACGAAAAGCCAAACCGGAAGGAATTATCAATTATATTCTGTGAAGGGAAAGCTTGGCCTTCGCGCTTGGCCTGATCCGTCGGAAGTATGGGTGCTGGAGACGGGTGTGAACATTACCGGCTATCAATACAGCACTTCAATTAATGACACGGCCACAAAAGTAAAGCTCCGCCGGCAGAAAGACAATAAAACATACACAGCCACCGCAAGCGACAGCGCAGGCATAAGCAAATACGGCGTCCTTCAGTATGTTGAAACAGTATCAGATAACATTAACCAAGCACAGCTGCAGCAGCGTGCGAAAGTTAAACAGGCACAGAAGAAAGGCGTCAAAAAAGAACTCAAAAGTATTCAAGCAATTGGGATTCCAGATCTTCAGAGTGGTTTGCCCGTCTATATTTCAATTCCGGAAGTCGGGGTTAAGAAAACATACTGGATTGATACAGATAAACACGAATTTAAAGGATCGACACACACGATGACCATTGATGTGGTTGAGAAAAATTCTATTCCTGATGGTGATTCCTCATGAGATTAAGTGAAGCAATCAAACATTTGGCTGTCGGTGCAGTTGATTCTGAGTCACCGGTGGATATTATGCCGGCTGAAGTGGTTTCCGTTTCTCCTGTTGAAATTAAACTCAATGAAAATGAAAAGCTAATTATTCCGTCTGATTTGATTATTATTCCTAAGCGGCTGCGCGCTGGAGGAGATGAAGAACTAAAGATGGGTGAGAATGTGATGGTTGTCTCCTTAAAAGGCGGACAATCATTTTTTATTCTCGACAAAATATAGGGGGTGCCTGAGTTGGCCCTTTCGCCAGAAATTGAATTTGATGATATTGAAGATGACAGCGAAGTCATAGAGACCTCGCAAACCTACAAAATAGATTTTGAAAATGGCCGTATCACAAATGAAATGATTACTGGCCTTGAAGCAATCAGGCAGTTTGTATATTTATCTCTTCATACTGAGCGATACGCCTATTCTGTTTTCAACCATGATATTGGAAATGAGCTTCAAGACATCTTGGCAGATAATGAAACAACAGACGCATATAAGAAAATGGAGATTCCGCGGCTAATAGAGGAAGCGCTGATCTATGACGATCGTGTTTCCTCTGTATCAGATTTTGAAATAGAAAAACAAGGTGATTCGTTCCATGTTTCCTTTACAGTCGAAACGGACGAGGGAAAATTGGAAATCGAGGAGGTGCTTGGTGAAGATGTTTGAAGATCAAACCTTTGAAGTGATTATGGACCGAATGTTAAACAGCATTTCAGCGGACATTGATACAAGGGAAGGCAGCGTGATTTATAATGCCTTAGCTCCTGCAGCCGCAGAATTGGCCAAGTCTTATATTTGGCTCGATACGGTGCTGGAACTTGTCTTCTCGGACACAGCACAAGGGGAATTTTTAGATCGTCGGGCTACCGAAGTCGGCATCGAGCGAACGGCTGCCACGAAAGCAGTCCGGGCAGCGGAGTTTACTGAAGGAGTAACCATTCCAGTTGGCTCCCGCTTTTTTGTTGATAACCTGTATTTTCAATACACTGCTGACGGGACGTTGGAATGTGAAACAGCTGGAGAAGCGGGGAACGCGAATATTTCCGGTCAGAATCTATTGTCACTATACCTGGGCTTCAAAAGGCTATTGTGAAAGAGATTCTAATTCCTGGACGTGAAGAAGAGGATGATGACAGCTTAAGAGCTAGATATTTTACCCGCGTGCGCCGAGAAGCTGTCAGTGCAAATAAAGCTCACTATAAACAATGGGCTGAAGAAGTAGCCGGAGTAGGGAAGGTAAAGGTGTTTCCGCTTTGGAACGGGGACGGCACAGTCAAAATTGTCGTGACCAATGCTAACTTGGAACCTGCTTCCGATATTTTAATATCAAAGGTGAAAAACTATATTGATCCTGAGCCCGGACATGGTGAGGGACAAGCGCCAATAGGTGCCTTTGTCACAGTGGAGAGTGCGGTATGGAAAGAGATTGAGATTTCAGCCGAGGTACTTCCCGAGGTCAATAGCTCTATCGATCAGGTAAAGCAAGAAATCGAATCAGGTGTTTTAAATCTCTTTAAAAAGATGGCTTTTGAAGATAACGTTATCCGTTTATCGCAGATTAATAATATCGTCTACAATTCACCTTCAGTAAGTGATTACGCAGATATTAAAATCAACGGTGTGGCCGAAAATTTGGTTCTGAGTGACGTCGAAATTCCTAAATTGGGGCAGGTGAACATTATTGAGCAAACTCGATGAAATGACTGCTTACTTGCCGCCGTTCCTTATCAAGTTAAAGGAAATGGCTGAACTCCTTAAAGCGGAAGCTCCGGAATTTGAGAAGCAAAATAACAGCATCTTTGATCTGACAGATCAGCTGTTTGTTACTACAGCAACCTGGGGGCTTGAACGATGGGAAAAGATTTTGAACGTACCGCGGGAATCAGGTGACACCGATGAGATCCGCCGATTGCGCATAATCTCTAAAATGTCCAATATACCGCCGGCAACATATAAGGCTATTGAACAGGCATTAAATCGGTTCCTGAAAAATCCGTCTGCTCAGGTCAGGCTACTTCAAGGACAGTACCGTTTTAATGTTGATATTGATATAGATGATATGCAGCATATGAGCGAGCTCATAGAAACATTGGAGAATATGAAGCCAGCTCATTTGGCATATACCTTGCGAGCTGCTTTGAATGAGCCACTCAAGATAAAAGATACTGTCATTCTGAATAACAGAAGGTATCGAAAAACAAGTGAGCTAAAGGTAGGTTATTCCGTCACACTCAATAATAACGAGGTGGTCCTTGTATGATTACACAGCTTTATAGAGAGCGAACAGCTGCAGATTTGAAAAATAGAATATCGAAAGTGCTGCTGAATGGAAATGAAACAAAAATTGTGGAACTCACCATTCAGGGTGCCGTTATCACGGTGCTTACTCAACGAGAGGAAGATATTAAGCATATTAAGAGTGTGCAGATCCTTGATGAACAAAACAACGTAATTACGGAAAGAACAACAGATTTAGACGTCAGTAATAACAGAACGCTAGATTTTAGAATTACTTTCGAGGTGGTGTAGCAAATGGCTTATGATGCAAAAACAAATTGGCTTCCTGATGATCCGATAAATGAAGATGATGTGAACCGTTGGGAGAAAGGCATTCAAGATGCGCATAAAGATTTAGCTGTACATAAAAATGACATGAACAACCCTCACAATACAACAAAGGCGCAAATCGGGCTAGGGAACGTTGATAATGTACAGCAAGCTTCGAAAAAAGAATTTGTAGAGCATCACAATGATTCACAACGGCACATAACACCAGTAGAGCGGGAGAATTGGAATGCAAAAGAAACAACTGCTGGAGCTCAGGAAAAAGCTGATAAGGCTTTATCGGATGCAAAACATTACGTGGATACCAACTACAAAAATCACAATCTAACGTTAATTACTGGAGACAATGCTATTCAAGATGCAAGAACAGGAGGGGAAGAATATCCGTTAGGACTGACCTTAATGGACATTGGTCAGGGCAATACTACTGGCTACCCTTTAGGTTATGGCATTGTCAAAAATGAAAAATATAATAATTACCGATTTACGCAATACTTTTATGGGACAGGAAATGAGTCTGGGACTTACTACGACAGTACAGGAGTTTGGATTAGACACTGGTGGAGTGGTTCAGGGTGGACTCCCTGGCAAAAGATATCAGGTTTTGCTCATGCGAATATTGGAACTACAGGTGTTCAGTATTTGAAAAAGATTGATCACACTAAAATTGCATTTAATAGGATCATCAAAGATAGCCATAATGCCTTTGATACTAAAAACAATCGATTTATTGCTCCGAATGATGGAATGTACTTAATCGGTGCAAGTATATACACCTTAAATTACACATCTTATATTAACTTTCATTTGAAAGTTTACCTAAATGGAAAAGCATATAAAACACTGCACCATGTAAGAGGAGACTTTCAGGAAAAGGATAATGGGATGAATCTTGGTTTAAACGGCAATGCGACTGTACCCATGAATAAAGGAGATTACGTTGAAATCTGGTGCTACTGTAATTATGGAGGAGACGAAACACTGAAAAGGGCAGTAGATGATAAAAATGGTGTATTTAACTTTTTTGATATACAAGAACTTGGAGGCCGAAACTATCCAAGATTTTAGGAGGTAACGATGAATATAGGTGAAGCTATTCTTTTTAAATATCCAACAGCTGATCCCACAAAGGATTTTATTGTCCAGAATAATGGTGATGGAACTCCCTCATATATAGCAGAGTGGAATATTAGGGCACCTATACCAACGGAAGCAGAGTTAAAATCTTGGTGGGAAGAGCTTCAGAGTATATCTGCATCTGAACCACCAGTTCAAGTGGATCTGCTTGCAAAAGAGTTATCAAAGGAAAAGCTAGCTCGTAAACAGCTCGAAGAATTAAACCAAACTTTGGGAAGCGAGCTTTCAAAAATAAAGTTGCAGATGCTTACTTTTCAAGGAGGGAAAGATTCATGAATTATTGGGTGCTGGCTTTGCATTATAACTGGGCTTCTTCTGAAATGGTGAAACAGGCAATTCATTATAAAGATTGCTCGACTGAGGATTTACAAAAAGGGGTAGAGAAAAAACTCATTACAGCTGAACAGTATAGAGAGATCACAGGAGAAGCCATTTAGGGCTTTTTTATTTTGCCTAAAAGGGGGTGGTGCCGTTGTAAAACCCATGCTCATCACTAAAGATCAACAATAGCAAGGAGGATTTTCTATGGCATCATATAGTTTTCAATTTCCAACAGATGCAACGGGTAAGCCAGGAGCGGCTAAACCGTACAGAGAAGGGAACCAGGATTTTATAGTACCCGTGGCTACTATTTCAGGTAATGCGGAGCTGCTAACGAACGCAGTTTTAAAAGCGACTGAAGCATACACGCAATATGGCCAAGATCGATTAGGTCAGATTTTAATTTCAAAAGTAAAAGGTCATGCTTATTCTGATCGTGAAGGTACCTTATTCATTGAAGAAAGTAACGATATGAATTCGTGGACCACAATCTCTTCATTGGTTGTTAAAGCAAATACGCTTGGCGAGACTGAATGGATTCACTTAACTAAACGCTATTTCCGTTTCAGATACGCAAATGGTAACCTACAGCAATCTGAATTTTTACTATACCAGTCACTAGGCGCCGGTGAAGAGGATATAAACATTAACCACACTGTTCCTATTACAGCAGTTGCTCCGTTCTCAGTCCAGTTAGATAAAAGCGGGTTAACTGATGATGGTCGTTTAAAAGTTCAGACTGAAGGCCTGAACCTTAGATCTTTGGACACTCAATCAAAAACGATGGATATTGTCTTTCACGATAAAACAGAAAACATAGGTGAGGGTAACCCATTCACCGTTGGATCATTCAAAACGTTGCTCATTGAGGTTTATGGGACGGCTGAGACAAGTGAATTGAAGTTCTGGGGTAAATCCTTATCAGGGACAAAAAGAGCCCTTAGAGGGCAGAAAGTTGATGACGGAACATTTGCCACTAGCACAAAAGGGAAATCAGAAGCTTGGTCTTTTAACATTACTGGTTTTAAAGAAATTGTTATGGAGCTTACAGCTTTAACAAATGGAAACTTTTCAGTTAGAGGGACGGCCGTCTCATAAGATCAGGCTGTCCTTTTTTATTTGCCTCGGAGGAGGTGATTAGAAATGGAGGAGACAAGTTTGTTTATCAATTTTGAAACATTAGATTTAGCAAGAGTATATTTATTTGGAGGGGTGAAGTACCTTGATTTACTTCTAGTACTTAGCATAATTGACGTTTTAACAGGAGTAATCAAGGCATGGAAATTCAAAAAACTGCGAAGCCGAAGCGCATGGTTTGGCTATGTCCGTAAGCTACTCAATTTCTTTGCGGTCATTTTAGCAAACGTGATTGATACAGTACTCAATTTGAACGGTGTCTTAACCTTTGGTACCGTTCTTTTTTATATCGCTAATGAAGGTTTGTCAATAACTGAAAACTTAGCACAGATCGGTGTTAAAATACCATCATCAATAACAGATCGATTACAAACAATTGAGAACGAAAAAGAACAGAGTAAGAATAACGCAGACAAAGCTGCTGGCTAAGCCAGTGGCTTTTTTTATTACACAGACAGAAGGAGAGAGGATATATGGCCATTAAAGTTGCAAAGAATTTAGTCTCTAAATCAAAGTATGGATTGAAATGTCCTAATCCAATGAAAGCTGAATATATCACTATTCATAACACTGCAAATGATGCTTCAGCAGCCAATGAGATTTCTTACATGAAGAATAACTCTAGCTCAACGAGTTTTCACTTTGCGGTAGACGATAAACAAGTCATTCAAGGAATTCCAACGAATCGAAATGCATGGCACACAGGAGATGGAACAAACGGTACAGGGAATCGTAAGTCGATTGGTGTCGAAATTTGTTATAGCAAGTCAGGAGGGGCACGATATAAGGCAGCGGAAAAGCTTGCTATTAAGTTTGTGGCACAGCTGCTTAAAGAACGCGGCTGGGATGTTGACCGTGTCCGCAAGCATCAAGACTGGAACGGTAAGTATTGCCCACACCGTATTTTGTCAGAGGGAAGATGGGATCAAGTTAAGGCTGCCATTGAAAAAGAATTAAAGGCGCTAGGTGGGAAAACAAGCACAAGTAAAACAAGCACAGCCAAAAAGAAAACAACAAGCTCAAGCAGCAAGAAAACGTCATATACGCTGCCTTCTGGCATCTATAAAGTGACAAGCCCGATGCGAAAAGGAGACGACGTAAGGCAGATTCAAAAAGCACTTGCGGCTCTTTATTTCTACCCAGACAAAGGAGCGAAGAATAATGGTATTGACGGCGTATACGGTCCGAAAACAGCAGATGCAGTTAGACGATTTCAGTTGATGCATGGACTATCTGCTGATGGAATTTATGGACCTAAGACTAAAGCCAAACTTGAAGCTCTATCAAAGAGGAACTGA